ATGAACAGATTAACAGAATCTCGTTTGCGTGGGCAATTTCGTTGTGTAGCTGCAAGCTGCGCTAAACCGCCGGTGCCGTTGCGTTATGTGATGAGAATACCTGGCGGCTGGTTGCCTGTCACCCACAGCGTATTGCAGGAAGTTGTGGCTCGCTTTAAGTACCTGGCGCTGCCAGCACCGGGAGTTGCTGCATGAGTATGAACCTTATGGCTCAAGCAATGAGCATAAAGGTTGGCAATCCCCTGCGTAAGCTGGTGCTGATAAAAATGGCTGATAACGCCAATGACAAAGGCGAATGCTGGCCGTCTTACCAACATATTGCTGACCATTGCGAGTGCAGTAAGAGCGCTGTAAAGGCTCATATCACAGCACTGATAAAAATGGGGCTGCTCTCTAAAGAGAACCGGCTGGGCGTCAATAACGGAAAGGGCAATACATCAAACATTTACATGCTGACCCTGCATAACCCTGTGTCGCCAGAAAGCATAGCCCCTGTGGCGTCAAAAAACACAGGTGTGTCAGGAGAAAGCATAGGGGAGTCGTCAGAAAACACAGCCCCTGTGTCACCTGCTGGCACCCCCTGTGGCACCACGTGGCACCAGAACCAGTCATTAGAACCTAAAGACAAAAACCCTTCTTGTCAGGTCGCTGCGCAACCAGACCTTTCCCCTGATGACATTTTTTTATCTCGTCATCCGGAAGCTGTCGTTTTCATTGCCAAGAAAAAAATCTGGGGCAGTGCAGAAGACCTCAAATGCGCCGAGTGGATCCGCTCTCGCATCGTCAAGCTATACGAACAGGCTGCTGAGACGGATGGCGAAGTGGCAAGGCCAAAAGAACCGAACTGGGCTGACTGGGCAAACGAGATCCGCTTGATGAGCTCTCAGGATGGCCATACCCACAAACAAATCTGCGAGTTATTTGCGAAGGCTAACCGGGATCCGTTCTGGTGCAAGAACATCCTCAGCCCATCCAAGCTGCGTGAAAAGTGGGATGACCTGACGCTGAAACTGAGTGCTAGCCCAGCGGCAAACGGCGGTCATTGGAATACTGCTGAAGCCTGGGGGAACACCATATGAACAAATTCATGAGTGCTGTTCATAACCGTGACGGTGGAGCCTTGGCGCGGATGATGCCAGCGGAGCCACAGGCTAGAGTGGTCAACGGAAACGCCGAAAAATTGGTTGATCTGTTATTCACCAACCTGATGCAAGTCTTCCCCGCTGCAAAACAGACCGCGTTGAGCACAACTGCAGAAGTTGCAGCAGCAAAACGTCAGTGGATCCTCGCATTTGCAGAGAATGGGATCACCTCTGTTGAGCAACTACAAGCTGGAATGCGTATGGCGCGACAGCAGGAGAGCGACTTTTGGCCGAGTTGCGGAAAATTCATTGGTTGGTGCAAGACGGGTGCTGCTGAAAGTGCTGGCTTGCCATCAGTCGATGAGGTCGAAGCAGAGTTCAAACGCTACAACACCAACCGTGGACTACATGCAAGACCTGAGGACTTTGATTGGTCAGTGCCGGTCATGTACTGGATCGTGATCGACGTTCGCCACCTGATGCATCAGCACAACTACACCGACGGTGAAATCCGCAAGTCAATTCAGTTGCACCTTGGCCGCTGGGCAAAGCGACTGGCGAAAGGCGAACGAGTCCCGCAGCCTGCACCACAGATCACCCATCAGCAGCATGTTCCAGCCCCATCAGAACTGATGGACAAAGACGGCAAATATCAGCGCAAGGGCGAAGAGCTGCTGGCGCGTATCCGCTCGAAAAGAATGGGGGAGGCATTATGAAAAAATTAACGATCCCGGTAGACGTATTCGAAAGCGATCGTATCAACAGCGGCATCCGCCGCCTGGTTCGTGCAGGTGTCCTGAAAGATAAGCCAGAAAGCCAGGTATGCCGTGTACGTAATGCTGCCGCTGGTGCCACGTGGCGCACACTCCGTGACCTTGAGCTGCTGGTGGTGCAGATGTACGGCGTGTACGACACACAGCCAGCTATCAGTGCCCGCCTGCGCGAATTCAGTAAACCATTCCAGGGCCTGGTTAAGGAACGTCGGGTAGAGAAAAGCGAGTCAGGGAAGTATGTGTATTTTTACCGCCTGGTAGCCGTAGAGGAGCAAGCCGCATGAAATGTATTTCAGGCATTGAGGTTTTGCCTTTGCTGGCTGTGGCGCACCGCTTTTACCGCTGGTGGATGTTACGAGAGGCGCGACGTACTTGGCAGGAGCGCGGTGATTTCCGCAAGTACGCAATTTCGCAGGGATGGCTAACAGACTGGCAGCGCCAGCACTTTGGCTGGGATTACTACGGGATCCGGTATTTGGTACGAAGGGCGACGGAGGGCTTGAAATGAAATACCCATTGATTTACGCAGATCCGGCGTGGACCTACAGCGACAAGTGCAAAGACGGTAACCGCGGTGCCGGTTTCAAGTACCAGACCATGACGGTGGCCGATATCTGTCGTTTACCGGTGTGGGATCTGGCCGCTGATTCATGCCTGCTGGCCATGTGGTGGGTACCGACGATGCCGACGGAAGCGCTGAAGGTGATCGATGCCTGGGGATTTCGCTTGATGACCATGAAGGGCTTCACCTGGCACAAAACCAACCGTGTGAAAGGGAACAGCGCGATCGGCATGGGTCACATGACCCGAGCCAACAGCGAAGACTGCCTGTTTGCGGTCAAGGGCAAGCTGCCACCGCGCCTGGATGCATCGATTTGCCAACACATTACGGCCCCACGAATGGAGCACAGCGCAAAGCCTGAGGTGTTCCGCGAAAAGTTGGTCAATCTGCTTGGCGATGTACCGCGCATTGAGTTGTTCGCCCGTAATCATACCGACGGCTGGCATACCTGGGGTAATCAGTGCGATCAGTCTGTGATTCTAGCACCGGGTAAGGTTGAGGTGGCTGCATGATTTTAACGTTGCCATTCCCGCCCAGCGTTAACGGCTACTGGCGCTCGCCGAACAAGGGTTCGTTGAGCGGCAGAACTCTGGTCAGTGAACGCGGCAGAGCATTTCAAGCCGAGGCTATCGCCCAGGTGTTTGAGCAACTACGCCGCCGACCAAAACCAATCAGTGCAGATATCGCCGTTGAAGTGGTGTTCTGTCCACCGACCAAAGCCAGACGTGATCTGGATAATTACTTCAAGGGTCTGTTCGATGCGATGACCAAGGCTGGAGTGTGGCTCGATGACAGTCAGATTAAACGCATCAATGCGAGCTGGGGACCGATCATCAAGGGCGGTAAAGTAGAGCTACGGATCAGCGAGGTAGAGGTATGAGAGGGATACTGAAGCCGATCATCGTACGCGAGTTGGGGCAGGTCATCTTAAAGCCAGGCACTGACCTGCTGTCGATATTTGGCGATAGGGTGATGGTGGCCACGGTACCGGCTGAGTTTCGTGAAATGCCGACAGGCGCATTACCGGCCACTGAACAGCAGTTGGCCATTGACCCGCGCTTCCGTCCTTTCTTTCAGCATGAGCGTGTACTCTCGGCTGCTGGTGGCATTAACAGTCTCGAGAGCTGGCTGGATCGTCGTCCTGACTGCCAGCGCCAATGCGCCGATGGGTACCACGACAAGAACATGGAGACGATGCGCTATGGCTATGGTGCTATCCGGTTGTGCTGGCATCACTCGCATTTATACCGCGATAAAACCATGCCTGAGCTTTCCGCGACGGCAGAGCAAAACATAGCGGATTTCGTTGTGTACCGGGCCCGGAGTTACTTCATGTTCGAAGAGAGCCATCAACTGACGTTACCTGAGCTTTGCTGGTGGGCATGGGTTATGGAGTTGACGGATCTGTTGCCTGAGGCAGTTGCAGCAGCGTCATTGCGCATCAAGCCGATAACTATCCCATCAGGCACCCGGAAAGAGGCTGACATAATGCCAAGCCTTGCGCCTACCCAGATAATCGCCGAGATAGCCAAGAAGGCGGCGAAGACGTTGGTTATCGATCCGGCCCCGCCGAAGTCATTCTTCAAGTTTCCGAAGCGCGAGCGGTGGGAAAGCAAAACATACCTGCAATGGGTTAAGTCGCAGTTGTGTGTAATTCGTGGTGTCCAGGCCGACGATGCACACCACATCATCGGTCATGGTCAGGGAGGGATGGGAACAAAGGCTCATGACCTTTTCACCATTCCATTGTGTCGCGAAGAACGCGATGCATTACACCGTGACCCGTCACGATGGGAAGCAGAGCACGGCAGTCAGATCGATCTGTGGTTCAAGTTCATTGACCACTCGTTATCGGTCGGTGCCATTTCATAAGTGTGGAGTATAGGCGAGCTGGCATGCGGGCCAGACGCCTGGAGATTAAAGCATGATCGTGACACAGCAATATCTGCAGTACATTCGCGAGAGCTTCATGATGGCAACAGCTGACCTAAGCGGGAAGACGAAAGGGCAGTTACAGGCTTTCACTGAGTCAACACAGGTCAGCACAACGAGATTGAAGCGCAAGCGTCGTACCATTGTAGAGCCAGACGGTACAAGGATCGTTGTTCATAGCAATCCGGTACCGGGTACAGAAACGAGGCCTAGTTCGGGAGCTATTGCCTTGATAGAGCCGGAAACATTTTTAGCAACATCTTGGCGCCGCGCTGTATATCCTCTGGTTGGGCATCAACGTAGCTGGTTATCTTGGTGCTATGCGCATGATCTGGAATTCAAACACCAAGTTGCAATCACCCAGTGGGGATGGTTGGAGTTCAAAGAAAGCCTTAACGGCCAAAAGGTAGCATCAAAAACGATGGACAGACTGAGAGCTTTAATCTGGTTGGCAGCACAGGATGTGCGTTCTGAAATGAAAGGGCTTACCCCATACCAGAATCAAGACTTGGCTGAGCTGGTAGGCGTTTCCGCACCGAATTGGTCGAAGAATTACAATGGCTATTGGTCAAGCATGCGTAATGTCTTCCTTAGGTTGGATCGAGAGGGGTTAGTTTCTCTATCGAGATCACGATCACAACAAAAATCGACATTTTCGCAGCAATATCTTGCAAAAGTTAATTAAATAGGCCATATTTAGCGTTAATTTGATATCGTGCCACAAATGTAATGACCGGCACCAAAATTAAAGCCTCGCTCCGGCGGGGTTTTTACATTCTTAAGTATCATTTCGTGTGCTGGTTGTATCCACACCTTGAAGGCCGGCCTTCATTAGGCTAACCTCACAGGCAAGAATCAGCAGGATACTCATTACATGACCCCAAACCCGCAAAGCAAATCTGGAGAAATCCAAGATACCCTCACTGACTATATAAATCGTGGGGAAAGGATTGATCAGTTTACTTTCATTAGGGTTATGAAGGACATAAAGTTATTGCCGGATGCAGTGTCGGTTATCATGTGTACTGCTCTCGCATACGGCGCAGACAAGCAGTTTGAGCTTGCTAAGGACTGGTTCATTGAAGGGCTACAGTACGGTGATGTTCAGTTAGCACGTAACTACCTAGCCTTTCTCGCCAGAACGTCACACAACGAACTTCATAAGAAAGAAGCTTTGAGATTAGGCTATATTTTTAAAGAGCCTAATATTCTCTGGTTGGCTTCGTCAGCAGCAATACTAGCTGGCGACGATGAAAGGGTTTCTGATTTTTCAGAAAGACATGCTTCTCTTTACGATGGAGAAGAAGCCAGGGAAATACTTCAGGACGGTGAAATGAGTGCTTCTATAATCAACCGGTTCAAATCACTTAGTGGTTTAACATCACCTGAGATTGACAGAATTAGTGATGTCATGGCCGGTATCGCCACGCGATACAACCTTGGGATGATCGGTGCTGATTATTACCTTGATGAATGCGGAATAGACAGCGCGTATGTTGGCATGATCCATGGTAACGATCCGGATGTTATTTCCGATATGAATCTAGATCTTGCATTTGCTTTGGCAGAAAACGAGCTGTTAGATGGTAAGAAAGCAACGGCTTGGTTCAGAGGATTACCTACACAGCTAGATGGTGAATAGTTATGAGTGTAACCGGTAAGGATTTCCATGAGTTTGCGCAAAAGTGCATGTCTTATGATGATGAAATTAGCTACCGTAACGCCATAGGTAGGGCTTATTATGGCCTATATCATGAAGTATGTTCCGCTCTGCACAATTGTCCCGCAACCTCACACACTGGTGTGGCCACATATTTGCAGGATGAGGCATGGAGGGGGAACGAACCATACGAAAAGTTTGCGATGAAATCCCTTGGTATCGTGTTGCAACAACAGCATAGTAAGCGTAAGCAATGTGATTATCAGATCGATCTGAATGTAACCAAAGAAGATGCACTTGAAAGCATGAAAGTCACAGAAAAAATGCTGATAAAACTGCAGTCGATGCTGGTACCAAAAACGGCATAGTTAAAAAATTTCACATAAGTAATGATTTTCAGAACATTTAAAGCCCTGGCCTAATCGCCGGGGCTTCTGCATTTCAGCCCCAGCCAACATCCGACACACTCCTGGCACACCCCGTATCGCCTATTCGTTTACGGCTGGTGGCTGAACCCTATTAGCCGTGGCATAGACCGCGGCTTTTTTATGCCCTCGGTATGGAGAGGACAATTACAGCAATGAGGAGTAACGATGTCCGATCCTTTAACCACTGCTGGAGCGGCTGGGCTTGCTGGTGCTACTGCAGCTGCTCCCGTATTCGGCATTGATTACGGCGTAATCTTTGGTGCCTTTATTGGTGCGATGTTTTACGTAACACAAGCCAAAGATATCCCGCGCATCCGGCAAGTATTCTCGTTTGTCGTTTCTTTCGGTACGGGAGTGCTGGGGGCGAGCGTCACAGCTGCAAAGCTTTCAGGATGGCTGAGTTATAACGACAAGCCATTAGAGCCGCTGGGAGCACTAATCATCTCTGCGGTAGCCGTAAAACTGCTGACCTTCATCAGTGAGAAGATGGAGGATCCGACGTCACTATTTAGTCGGTGGCGGGGAGGTTCGGATGGTAGATAACGAATTAGCGCTGATGTGGTTTCGGCTGACACAAAGCGATCCGATGGTGGTTATAAATGTTCTGCTGTGCTCGGCAATTGTCTGCCGACTGGCATTCTTCAGAAAGACGGGATACCGGCACCGGGCATGGGTAGCCTGGCTGGCATGGTTCCTCATTGCGGTCTATTCGTGGATCCCGTTCCGCTTCATAGCCCAGCAGTATCAAGACACCCACTGGAGCGTTATCGCTGCCAACCTAATTATCTGCATCGCGCTGTACCGGGTTAAGGGGAACATCGCGAAACTGCTGCACTCCCCGAGGTCACAATGACAAAAGAAGAAATTTTCAATGCCATTCTCGGTAAAGAGGGGGGCTACGTTAATAATCCAGATGACAGAGGTGGTGCTACTCGTTGGGGTATCACCGAGCAGGTTGCTCGCGCTCATGGCTATGTCGGCAATATGCGAAGCCTACCACGTGAAACAGCGTTGGCGATCCTGATCGCTGATTATTGGACGGGCCCACGCTTTGACTTGATAGCCACTGCGTCTCCGTCGATTGCCGCTGAAATATGCGACACAGGAGTAAACATGGGACCGAGTGTCCCGAGCAAGTGGCTCCAACGCTGGCTGAACGCCTTTAATCAGCAAGGCAAACTTTACCCTGACCTTATTGCTGATGGACAGATTGGTGCCCGGACAGTTAATGCGTTAAAAGCATTCCTCTCCGCCCGTGGTGCTGAGGGGGAAAGTGTCTTGTTAAAGTCCCTAAATTGCAGCCAGGGTGCTCGTTATCTCGAATTAGCCGAGCAACGCGCAGCGAACGAAAGCTTTGTTTATGGATGGGTAAAAGAGCGGGTGGCATTGTGAGCTGGTTTCCTTTGCCAAATGGAAAAGCATTGTTGGTAGCCGCTGTCTTTACTTTGTTCGCTTGGTTAGTTGTCAGCAACTGGGGTTACCGTAAAGACCTTCGATTGTCAGGTCAAAAGCTGGCGGAGCAAAAAAAGACGGTTGACCAGCAGGCTGGGGTGATAAACACGTTACAAACGCAGGACGCTTATAACCGCGCACTGATGGTAGCGCAGCAACATCGAGAACAGCAACTGCGCCAGCAAAGCGACATCTATCAGAGGAAGTACCGTGAAGCGATCAAAGATAACGCTTGTGCTGCTGAGCGGATGCCTGATGCTGTTGTTGAGCTCTTGCAGCAGAACGCCACCGGCACCGCAGCAAATCGTCCTGTTACCACCTGAATCAGTGTTTACACCATGTGTGCAACCAAGCTTGCAGGGCGATACTTGGGGTGATGCGGTCAGCTACACGTTGATGCTGCAAGCAGCACTTCAAATCTGCGCGGGACAGGTGGACACGCTTAACCAATGGCGGGAGTCGGTAGGGAGATAATCATGGGAAGAAAAGCCCCAACCCCACCGCCATATAAGCCGGGGGATAAAGTTGTACGTCCAGAACCACCGCCAATCCCACCCAAACGCGGACCTATACCAAGAGAAGATCCGCGAGACGAACAATTCTATTGTCATGATCTACTAATCCAGGATCTAACAGTTGAACGATTTACTAGTAAAAAGGAAGATAGCGTGAAATTTCAGCTAGCTAAGCTATACAGAAGAGGTACTTTTTTCGGCTATGGTATTGCAGTTAATGGCGAACTATTAGACTGTCAGGCAATAACAGAGATTAAGACTGAGCCCAACGAAATTGCAAAGGTTGTGGCCGTTTTCAACCTGACTGCCGAACATGCAGAAAATCAAATTACCATTGATTTAAGCAATGATTAGGTATAATCCTCCCCAATAGGAGGATCCCATGTCATACAATCTCGGCAATCTGCCAAAAGAAGAAATGGACAAGGTGAACGTAGACCTTGCCGCATCAGGCGTAGCGTACAAAGAGCGCATGAACCAGCCGGTGATAGCTGAGCAGGTAGAGCGAGAACAACCTGAGCATCTGCGTGAATACTTCCGTGAACGGGTGGCACATTACCGAGGGGTGAGTAAAACACTCCCTACCGGTTCAGCCGCCGTCTATCTGCAAATGGCAGAGGCCAACGGTAAGAAGTAACAGAACATTGATAACGACCCGCTTCGGCGGGTTTTTTTATGCCCATTGAATAGGAATATCTATATGTCAGGCACTGTAGAGATCACCCCAGCTCAAACAATCCGGCTTCGGTTACTTGAACTAGTCAATTACGACACCGCCGCCGCAGCGAAGGCAATTGAGTTTGTCGGTGACGATGCACTCAAAAACGCTATCTTCCAGCAACAATTTGCACGTGTTTTTACGGAAAGCGAGATTGTCGCTAAGACAGTCAAAGCTATTCAGGAAAGCAAAGAAGCCCTGGCTCTGTTCGACACCGAAGCATAGTAAGCATCGCAACAGCCATTCAGTGAGTGGCTGATTCAATGCCACAACCAAGACACCAGCCCGTTAATGCAGGTTGATGGCTTTTTTATACCCATAAGTAAGATAGGAGAAGAAGACCATGCTAACAATGACTCACCACTATGCAGATGGTGGAGAACGTTGCTGTGAAGTTCGCGAGGTTCGCAATGCCGGACATGTAATACTTATTGATCACCCTAAAGCTAATGGCGGCATGTCGGAACGGCTAGAGCTATCAGCAGGTGATCTACTTTATGTGATGAACGAGCGTGGAAGCACTATCGCACGTTTCTTTGGTCCCAAAAAATCATCGGCGAATTAATAATGCAGGTGATCATTGACGGTATCCCATATGAGCCTGCAAACAAGCAGGCTTTTTTGCGTATAGGCATAGCTATATCAACCCACCAACGCCCGGAAATTTTGCGACGAGCTTTAGACCAGCATATTAAGCACCTTCCAGTCTGTGCGCTGGTGGTTGTTGTCGATGATGGTTCTACGCCTGCAGCCGTTGTCCCTGACGGGGTTAAGCTGGTCAGGCATGAAAAGTCACAGGGTATTGTTGCCTCGAAGAACGCCAGCCTGGAGGTCTTGATGGACGCCGGTTGTGAGCATCTGTTCTTGTGGGACGATGATGCTTGGCCCATTGCTGATGGCTGGCATTTACCTTACATCGAGTCGCCAGAGCTTCATCTGGCTTATCAATTCCTCGATCTGGCTGGACCGAGAAAGCTTCAAGATCTGGCGGTGCTTTATTCAGATGATGACCACGTTGCTTATACCGGTCAGCGTGGCGTGATGTTGTATTACCACCGTAGTGCTATTGAAAGGGTTGGTGGGTTTGATCCAGTTTATGGCCGTGGTATGTACGAACATAGCGATCTGGCTCTTCGTGTTCACAATGCTGGATTAACCACGTGGGCTTATGCTGATGTGGCTGGTTCGTCATCGCTTATTCATTCGCTTGATGAGCATGAAGCCGTAGAACGGTCGGTGTCAAAACCTGACAGAATAGCGCTGGTTGAACGTAACGTGAAGATTCACAACGAACGCCGTGATGCTGGGTATACAGGTTTTGTCGGATACCGACGTCAGCGCAATGTGGTGATTACCACTCTGCTAACCAGCCAGCCAGATCCGCAGCGAGGCGTTAGATTGAAACCTGATCAGACGCTGATTGCAAAGTGGTCATCATCCATTAAGGGCGGAGACGCGGTAATTCTCGCTGATGAATTTGAATATTCTCCTGCTGAACAGCTTACAGTTCGCGTACCAACGGTTGTTATGAACGTGTATTTCCGCCGCTGGTTGCACATCTGGCAGTACCTGCGTGACAACCCTCAATTTCGCTTTGTCTGGTGTACTGATGGGACGGACGTTGAAATGCTCCGTGAACCGTGGGGTGAAATGGATGACGGCAAGGTTTACGTTGGCTCCGAGCCAAAGACCTACGCTGATACCTGGGCCAAGGAAAAACACCCCGAACGCATCTATCAAGATTTCCTCAACCGGCATCGAAATGATGTGATGTTGAATGCGGGATTATTAGGTGGCAGACGTGAAGACGTCATGGCGTTTGCGCATGCCATTGTCCGCTTGTTTTATCGGATAGAGAGCTATCGATTCTGGAAGATGGAGAAGGCAGCAGCAGCGATAGGCGACATGATAGCGTTTGGTATCGTTGCTAAGTCATTCGGTGATCGAGTCGTTACGGGTCCGTTGGTGCATACTGTATTCCGCACTGATGGGACAGGTAAGGAGCATGCGTGGTGGAAACACAAATAAAGTTTGTTGTGGTCGGACATCACTCCCGTCAGGTTCAGGCGACGGCACTGGCAACATCGCTTCAGGCATATTTGCTAATCGATGATGGCGACAATGGCGCCAATTGGAACCACCGTCGAGCGCTTAATTGGGCTGCTACTCAGCCATGCCGTGTTGTCATCCTTGAGGATGATGCCGAGCCAGTGCCTAACTTCATCGCAAAAATCGAAGGGTGGCTGTTGCGTTATCCTGATGCGCTGGTGAGTTTTTATCTTGGGACAGGCCGACCACCACAGTATCAGCTAAAGATAGCTGAGCGGTTGATAGTGGCAGATAAAACCCGTGCTGACTTCATCACGTTGCCACAGCTGATTCATGGCGTTTGCTACAGCATTCCTCAGCAGTACATTGAGCATGTGTTGTCTCGATGGGATACCCGGAAGGCCGCTGATTACGCGGTAGGTGATGCATACGGTGGCCAGGTGATCTATCCATGCTGGTCGTTGGTAGACCATACAGATGGAGATCCAGTAGAGAGTCATCCTGATGGGAAGCCGCGCTCTGAGCGGCGTAAGGCGTGGAGGTTGAATGGGAAAGCTTAAAACACTTCAGCCACGACTGAAGGCGATAGACACAAGGCGGATTAAGCCAGTTTATGGCGAGCATCGACGCGTAAGCGGTAGTGCAAGGGTTAGCCTTAAGCGTCGGTTGTATGTTCGTGATAGCGGTAAGTGCTGCATGTGTTGTCGCGTAGTTGACTTGCACGACAGCGAACTAGATCACCGCATCGCCCTACAGTTTGGTGGCGACAATGAAGAGGCAAACCTCTGGACACTATGCATCGAGTGTCATGCAGGCAAATCTGCAAGAGAGGCCTCTACGAGTCAGCCAGATGAAGAAGCGTTGAAGCACTCAGTACCATCATCAATGAGAATCGACAGCGTCATCGTGATCTAATTTAAATGATAATTAATATCATAAACAGCTATGTCAAGGCGGGGGGTATCGGCAAAAGTAAACGTCGATCGCCCTGGACACCGCGCCCCCTCTCACGCACAGAAAAAATCCCCTTTGGAGGGTATAAACATGTTAACAGGGCAGAAGCGCAAATTTGCATTGGCGCTGATGTCCGGTTCAACTCAAGTCGCCGCTGCAATAAAGGCTGGCTATTCTGAGAAATCGGCGCGTTCCAAGGGTTCGCAGCTGAAGAAAGACCCGGACGTCATCGCGTTTATGAAGAAAAAACAAGGTGAACAAGTTCGTGTCGATCATCGCGTTGAGGCTCCGGTTTCTCCCCCTCCTCTTGTTAACAAAACCGTTAAGGAATTCGATGACCCGCTTGAGTTTCTGTTGGCGATCATGAATGACGTCACAGAGGAAACTGACGTCAGAAAGGATGCAGCAAAGGCAATGTTGCCATATGTCCATCCGAAGAAAGGCGAGGGAGGGAAGAAAGACGCCAGAAACGCAGCTGCGAAAGTGGCTGCTACCGTCAGCAAGTTTGGTGCATTGGCGGCGCCGAAATTGGTGGTCAATAACAAGGGGTAATTTATGGTGCAGTGGACAACAGCCTGCCCAGATTGGGAAAAGCGGCTGATTGACAGGGCATCAATAATCCCACCGCCTATTTTTGTGGACCAGGCAGAACATGCACTGGCCATTTTCAAAGAGCTTCGTGTTTCAGACTTGCCAGGAAAGCCAACCTTTGGCGAGTGCTCGGAGCCCTGGGTATTTGATTTTGTGAAGGCTATATTTGGTGGCTATGAAGCTGAAACGGGTAATCAACTAATCCGCGAATATGGCCTACTCATCAGCAAGAAAAATACAAAATCGACCATTGCCGCCGGAATTATGCTGACAGCTTTAATTCTTTGTTGGCGCGAAGATGAAGAGCATCTGATTCTGGCGCCAACGAAGGAGGTCGCCGACAACAGTTTCAAACCGGCCGCTGGCATGATCCGGGCCGATGAAGAATTGTCAGATATGTTTCAGATACAGGACCATATCAGGACGATCACCCATCGAGTGACTCGTAATACCTTGAAAGTCGTTGCAGCTGATACTGATACGGTTTCAGGTAAGAAGGCAGGGCGTATCCTCGTTGATGAACTCTGGCTTTTCGGCAAACGCCAGAACGCAGAGGCCATGTTTATGGAAGCCCTCGGCGGACAGGTATCGAGAAACGAAGGTTGGGTTATCTTTCTGACCACACAAAGCGATGATCCCCCGGCTGGGGTTTTTAAAGAAAGGTTGGATTACTGGCGCTCCGTGCGTGATGGTGAGATTAAAGATCCTAAAACGCTCGGCGTTCTCTACGAATTCCCTGAAGCGCTAGTGGAAAGCAAAGAGTATTTATTACCTGAAAACTTTTACATCACCAATCCTAATATTGGCCGTTCGGTAAATGCTGAATGGATCGAAGATCAACTTCGCAAGAATCAGGCTAAAACTGACGGGACACTTCAGCAGTTTCTCGCCAAGCACCTAAATATAGAAATTGGGTTAAACCTACGGAGTGACCGGTGGGCTGGTGTTGATTTCTGGGAGCCTCAAGGGAAAAAGCAGGTAACGTTTGATGAGATAATGCGGCGCTGCGAGGTGGTGACTGTCGGTATCGATGGCGGTGGCCTGGATGACCTGCTGGGAATGTCAGCTGTTGGCCGTGATAAAGAAACTCGCGAATGGCTTTGCTGGTGCCACGCGTGGGCCCACGAAATTGTTTTAAAACGGCGGAAAAGTGAGGCTTCAAGGCTGCTCGATTTTGTAGCCGCTGGCGATCTCACGCTGGTTAAGCAAATTGGGCAGGACACCTTAGAGGTTGCGCTATATGTAAAACGGCTCTATATGGCTGAATTACTCGACAAGATTGGGATTGACCCGTCAGGTGTTGGGCAAATTCTGGACGCAATGATCGAAGAGGATATCCCTGCCGACCTGGTGGTTGGTATCAGTCAGGGATGGCGCCTTGGTGGAGCAATTAAAACTACCGAGCGCAAACTTGCAGAAGGTGTGCTTGTCCACGGTAACCAGCCAATGATGGCCTGGTGTGTGGGTAACGCACGCGTAGAGCCAAAAGGCAACGCAATTCTGATCACCAAGCAGGCCAGCGGGAAGGGGAAAATAGATCCCTTGATGGCACTATTTAATGCCGTGTCTCTCATGTCGCTTAACCCTGAAGCGAAAAAGCGGGATTACCAGGTATTTTTCATATGACAAAAATGTCAGTTACTGACCCGCTTCGGCGGGTTTTTTCGTTTCAGGAGGCAAGCAAATGACGCTTAATCGCGCCTGTACCCTCATGACGGTTAAATCGGTTGATGAAGATAAGCGGATTATTGTCGGCATAGCTTCAACACCATCGCCGGATCGTGACGGAGACATTATGGAGCCAGGAGGTGCGCGGTTCGGAAATGAGAACCCATTTCTCTGGCAGCATGACAGATCACAACCCATCGGTAACTGCGCCGCAAAAAAGGTCAATGACGGCCTGCAGATTACAGCGCAGTTGGTAAAGCCAACGCCTGATATGCCATCGCAACTTATTGCCCGCCTTGATGAGGCATGGGCATCGATTAAATCAGGGTTGGTCAAAGGTCTGTCGATTGGTTTTAAACCCATTAAATACGCATTTCTTGATGCCGGTGGCATTCATTTTTTGGAATGGGAGCTACTGGAAGTTTCTGCCGTAACTATTCCGGCAAATGCTGAATGCAGCATCACAACAGTTAAGTCGTATGACCGCCAGTTCCTCGCCGCGTCAGGCAATGAGAAACCCGTGGTTAAAGTAAATCCTATCGCTGGCGCTACAGCAAAAAAATCAACTGAAATTAAAGGAAAAAACATGAATATCGCTGAGCAAATCAAAAGCTTTGAAAATAAGCGTGCGGCGCTGGCAGCATCACTGAATGATGTTATGAGCAAAGCCGCTGATGAAGGTCGAACTCTGGACAGCGAAGAAACGGAGCAGTACGACAACGTATCTTCCGAGATCAAGTCTGTTGACTCCCATCTGGGTCGCCTGCGCGATATGGAATCGAACATGGCCTCTACTGCAAAGCCAGTAGCAAAAGTAGCTAATGGCGAAATTACCATCGTTAATAACCAGGCTCCGGGCATCATCCGTGTTGAACAGAAGCTTGAAAAAGGGATCGCATTCGCCCGCTTTGCCAAATCCTTGGCGGCGGCTAATGGCCACCGTTCGGAAGCCCTGGAGATTGCGAAGAAGCAATATCCACTCGATAACAAGCTTCATCATGTTTTGAAAGCTGCTGTTGGCGCAGGCACTACTACCGATCCTGCTTGGGCTGGCAGCTTGGTTGAATATCAGGAATATGCCAACGACTTTGTAGAATTCCTGCGACCACAGACCATCATTGGTCGTTTCGGACAGGGTGCTATTCCATCACTTCGGCAGGTACCATTTAACATTAGAATCCCGGCGCAGACTTCAGGCGGTTCAGCAGGCTGGGTAGGCCAAGGCAAGGCTAAGCCACTGACAAAGTTTGATTTTGAGTCGATCACCTTTGGTTTCTCAAAAGTGGCAGCAATCGCAGTATTGACCGATGAACTGATCCGTTTCTCCAATCCAGCTGCAGATGCGTTGGTTCGAAATGCGTTGGCCGAGGCTGTAATTGCTCGTCTTGATACAGACTTCATTAACCCAGCAAAAGCTGAAGTTGCCAACGTTTCACCTGCTTCCATTACGAATGGTATCACCGGCATTCCATCTACTGGTGACCCGGATGAAGATGCTGCTGCGGCCTTTGGCCAGTTTATTACGGCTAACCTGCAGCCAACTGGCGGCGTGTGGATCATGTCCAGCACTAATGCGCTGGGACTATCCATGAAAAAGAACCCTCTTGGTCAGAAAATGTACCCAGAAATGACATTGTTGGGTGGCACTTACCAAGGTCTGCCAGCAATTGTTTCTCAATATGCGGGTACCAATCTGACCTTGGTAAATGCGCCGGATATTTACCTAGCAGATGACGGCGGCGTTGCGGTCGATATGTCCCGTGAGGCTTCATTGGAAATGGAAAGTGAGCCAACTGGTGACAGCGTGACTCCAACCGGAACCGAAATGGTTTCTATGTTCCAGACAAATAGCGTGGCAATCCGTGCTGAACGCTGGATTAACTGGAAACGTCGCCGTACTGCAGCTGTAGCTGTCATCACTGGTGTTAACTACGGTGCTAATCAGGGCAGCTAATCATACAAGGAGGGCGGGGGAAACCCCGCCGTTTTGCATGGCGAAAATCAGATATCTACAGCGCACACACGATTCTATCCCTGGAGATGAGAAAAGCGTGAATGATCAGTGCGCCAGAGTGCTGGTGATGCTGGGCAAAGCTGAGTACATCAGTAACAAGCGTGCTGGTGGCCGTTCAAATAATAAAAAATCTGCGGGGACTGGCTGATGTGGACTCCTTTCCGTAAAAAAGAAAAATCACTGCAACAGCCATCCGGGCAAGGGACTTGGCAGCGTATCTTTTCGTTTATCCGTGAGCCATTCGCTGGTGCATGGCAGAAGAACCTTGAGATAAATAATCAAACTGTAATTTCTTTCTATGCTGTTTTTTCATGCATTTCTTTGATAGCCAGCGATATTTCAAAGATGCCTGCAAGACATCAGCTCCGTGACTCTAATGGAGTATGGAAAGAGCAAACATCTGGTTGGGTTTCGGCGTTACTTGAGAAACCAAACACATTCCAGAATCGGATCCAGTTTTTTGAAAACTGGGTCAACTCAAAACTGTGTCATGGCAATACCTATGTCATGAAAGTACGTGATCAGAACGGTGTCATCAAAGAGCTCAGAATCCTAGATCCGAACAAAGTTACTCCGCTGGTTGCAGATGATGGTTCTGTTTTTTATCAGATTAATCCTGACAATATTGCGGGGTTACCAACACAGGTCACTGTGCCTGCGCGAGAAATTATTCACGACCGGTTTAATTGTTTTTTCCACCCATTAGTTGGGCTTTCTCCTCTTTATGCTGCCGGACTCGCCGCGATGCAGGGGCACCATATTCAGGAGAATTCAGCATTCTTCTTCAAAAATGGCGGTAAGCCAAGCGGAGTAATTGAGGTTCCAGGATCTCTAACTGAAGATAATGCCAAAAGTATTAAGGCTAACTGGGACACGGGTTACACCGGAGAAAACGCAGGTAAGACAGGGATACTGAGTAACGGCGCTAAATATAATCCTATATCAATGTCTGCAGCAGATGCCCAGATCGTTGAACAGCTAAAAATGACAGCCGAAATTGTCTGTTCAGTATTTCATGTTCCTTCGTACAAAGTAGGGGTAGGCGACCCACCGTCATATAACAATATTGAGGCGCTAGAGCAGCAGTATTACTCACAGTGTCTTCAGATCCTGATTGAGTCAGCCGAGCTACTGCTGGATGAAGCGCTTGGCCTATCCGGCGACGCCGGTACTGAGTTTGAAGTAAATGCGTTGCTGCGAATGGATACAGAAAGGCGAATAAAAACGCTGGGTGAAGCAGTTAAAAACACCATCATGTCGCCAAACGAAGCCCGCCGCAAAGAGAACCTTCCACCGGTACCTGGTGGCGACTCTCTCTATCTACAGCAACAGAACTTTAGCCTTGAAGCTTTGGCCCGCCGAGATGCTTCTGATGATCCGTTCAGCAAAAATGCACCGGCGCCAACAAGCCAAGCAGCCAACGATGATAGTAAGGCGCTGTCCTATCCTGAGTTGAATATTGCCAAGGCAATGATTAGAGGATTATTAGCCAAATGAACGATCGCGACTTATCCATAATCACGGTAATTACTGAGGAGTTTTCACAAGCTCTTCTAGGCCTCAAAGAGGATTTCAATAAACGGCTTGAGGATCAGCGAGAAACCTTTACCAAAGCGGTCGCTGAATTGAAAGAGGCTTTTGCTGGCATCAGCCAAATAAGCTCAGATGAAGTCGCATTGGCGATTGAGAATGCAGTGCAAGCCATTACTCCAACTCAAATTCCTGATGTATCAAAAATGGTTTCTGAGGCTGTTGCAGCTTTACCAGTACCGGCTGATGGAAAAAGCCTTACCCCAGACGATATTAGACCATTGCTAAAAGAGATGGTTGAAGACGCTATTTCAGATATCCCGACACCGCGTGATGGGAAAGATGCCGATCCTGAAGCTATAAAGGCGGCGGTTTCTGACGCGCTGGCAGCGTTGCCGGAACCGGAATCACCAGCTTCCGGCGCTGATGGCCGCGATGCCTTGCAGATTGAAATATTGCCCGGCATTGACGCTGAGAAGAGTTATCCCCGTGGAACTTATGCCACGTATAGCGGTGGGCTTTGGCGTTCATTCGAAAAAACAGCTGGCATGCGCGGGTGGGAATGTGTGGTTGATGGCATATCTGCCGTTGATGTTGCCAATGACGATGAGCGGATGTTTACCGTGACAGTCACGAGAGCAAGCGGCGCATGTGAAACCAAAACGTTCGGTATTCCAGTGATGATATATCGCGGCGTTTTCAAGGCTGAGGGTAGTTATCAGCCGGGTGACACAGTGACCTGGGGTGGTTCGCTTTGGCACTGTGATGAAACAACAGCAGATAAACCAGGCGAGCTCGGATCCAAAGGGTGGACGCTGGCAACCAAGCGTGGGCGCGATGGTAAGGATAAAACATGATCGAACTCGTGACGTTGGATGAAGCAAAGCAGCACTTACGCATTGATGATGACTACGGCGATACAGACCTTACTCTGAAAATTCAGGGGGGTAGCGCCGCTATTCTCTCCTATGTGCAAGGTAGCCGACAGTTGATTGTGGCTGATAACACCAATGCCCTGATCGAAGGTGAAGCACTATCCCGAGTTAAAACGGCTCTGCTTGTGCTGCTTGGGATGCTGGATCGTAACCGCGGTGGTGAAGAAGAAGAAAAGCTGAAGCAGGGAGAACTTCCATTTTCTGTATCAATGCTGATCTACGATTTGCGCCGCCCAAGTATTTTGTGAGGGCTTATGGCCTGTAAAGGATGTCGGCGACGCCGGGAATGGTTAAAGAACTGGTTGAGGATTGCCCATGAAAGAGCAACAGGTAAGCGCACTGATAGCAGCGCTGCAGGCGGAGACGCAGGCAAAGCAGGAACAGACAGCAGCACTAACCCGCCTGGCTGAGTCCAATGAGTCATTGGTCGCTGTTCTGGCCGATGCATTTAGCAATGATGCCGATATTATCGAAACGACAACATTAGATGACCAAACCCCTCAATATTTGAGCACCCGGAGGTAACCATGCAAGCAGGAAAACTGCGCCATCGGATTACCCTGCAGAAACCCGTTAAGGTACAAGACACCACCTCTGGTGAAATGATCGACAACTGGCAGAATGTGTCTAATCTCTGGTCCGACGTATCCCCTCTCTCTGCTCGCGAGTTTATCGCTGCGCAAGCTATGCAAAATTCAGTTACCACCAGGATTAAAATCCGGTACCGCCAAGATATTTCAGCAAAGTATCGCATTCTTTTTCGCGGGAAAATTTTCAATATTGAAGGGGTATTACCAGACCCGGATAGTGGACTGGAGTATCTGACCCTTCCATGCTCAGAGGGGACGAACGATGGCTGATGGCGTTGAATACACCCTCACTGGCGTTGATGAGCTGATGGGTAAACTTGCCTCAATCAGCGATGACATGAAGCGCAAAGGAGGGCGTGCGGCCTTGAGAAAAGCTGCCAACGTTATCGCCAACAAGGCCAAGGCAAATGCCAAGCGACTGGATGATCCAGAAACCGGACGTAGCATCGCTGACAACATCGCAGTGCGTTGGAATAGTCGCGAATTTAAGCGCAACGGTAACCTGGCCTTTCGTATTGGCGTGTTACACGGCGCCGTACTGCAAAAGCATCCTGATAAAGCCAAAAATGCTCCTACACCTCACTGGCGTTTATTGGAGTTTGGTACGGAAAACATGCGGGCACAGCCTTTCATGCGTCCAGCGGCAGAAAGCGGAGCTGCTGAGGCGTCTAATACTTTCGTTATGGAATACGGTAAAGCTATCGATCGGGCAATAGCCAGAGCGGTTAAGAAAGGGGGCAGGGCATGATCGCACCAATTTTTAAAGCCTGTGCGGCCAGCCAGGCAGTGACGGCGCTGATCGGTTCAAACCCTGTGCGGTTATATCCCTTTGGCCTGCAGGATGATGTGGTGGCGTATCCCTACGTTGTCTGGCAGAACATCAGCGGAGCGCCAGAGAATTACCTAGACAAACGCCCGGACGCCGACAGTTACACGATTCAGGTAGATGTGTATGCAGATACGGTCACATCTGCCACAGCAGTGGCTACGGCGCTGCGCGATGCCATAGAGCCACACGCCTACATCACCCGGTGGGGCGGACAGAGCCGCGACCCAGAAACAAAGCGCTACCGCTATTCATTCGACGTTGACTGGATAGTGCTTCGCTAACCCTCTCAACTTTTCAACATACCGGCCTTGCGCCGGTTTTTTTATGACCGGAGATCACCATGTCTGTACTGACACAAGGCACGCAGTTGTTTGTCCTCGCTAATGGCGTTGTAAGCGAGGTTGAATGTATTACCAATTTTACCCCTGGCGGAAACCCGGCAGATCAGATTGAAGACACCTGCCTATCGGAGCGTAAATCTAAGACCTACAAAAAAGGCCTGCAGACGCCTGGCCAGTCGTCAGTAACCCTGAACGCGGATCCAGCTAACGCCAGCCACCTGATGCTGCATAACCTGGCTGAAACTGACGATGAAACACCACTTACCTGGGCTTTGGGTTGGTCCGATGGCGAGTCTGTTCCTACAGCCGCGGCACCAAGTGCACCTGGTGCAGTCGATGGATTGTTATTGCCGGATGACCGCACCTGGTACGTTTTCCAAGGTTATGTGTCCGATTTTCCTTTCGACTTCCAACAAAACACCGTGGTGAGCACCGCCGCAACAATCCAGCGTTCTGGCCCTTCGATTTGGGTGCCAAAGGTGCAGGCTGGCAGCTGATCAATTTACCCGTCGGGGCTGCGGCCCCGCGTTAACTTCTTCCTGATGGTAGCGATATGAAATTAACTTTGGATTCATTGAAAGAACGCGGCGCTTTCACTGGTCGCCCGGTAGAGAAGGAAATCACCTGGAAGCAGGGCGAGGACGAAATTACCGCCACCGTGTTTGTGCGCCCATTGGGTTACTACACAGCGCGTTCAGATATTCTGGCGGTTGGTGGGAAAGTAGATGGTGTTGCCGGTCGGATCGCAGCATCCATTTGTGATGAAAATGGGCAACCAGTCTTTACCCCTGCGGATATTACCGGTGAGGCAGACCCTGAGCGTGGTGCTCTAGATGGTAATTTAACGGTAGCATTGCTGTTGGCAATCCAAGAAGTAAATAATCTGGGAAAGACGGAGCCATCAGCGCAGACGACGAAGCCTGGTGCGAATTAGTCCTTAACGGTATCGGCGGCAGGACAGTAGCAGAGGCTCAGGAGCGTCTCAGTCTTTCTGAGTTTCGCCTGTGGATGAAGTATCGCAACAAGTTCGGCAGTCTAAACCCCATGATGAGGACTGAGTGGGGCGCCGCGCTGGTGGCCAGTACGATCGCTAATGTAAACAGGGGTAAGAATACACCTCCATTCTTGATCACAGATTTTGCACCACATCTTGAGCATAAAGAAAAAACAATCAGTTTAGACGAAGCGATGAAAGAATGGTCATAACTTGCTACAATACCGTAACTTAATCTAAAAAGGATACGGATATGAAATGGTTTTTGACTTCTATTTTTATTTTGATGCTTTCTGGTTGCGCAAATAAAATTGATTATAATAAAGCCTCTCTTAACCTTGCTTTGGGGATGAGTAAAAGTCAAGTTCAAGGGGTGATGGGGGCTCCGCGGAGGACAGATGTTAATCAAGATAGAGAAAGATGGATTTACTGGAATCCTGTTATTGTTGGTTTAACTCCAATCGATAATGAACAGTTGTCTCAAGATAGACTTGTTGTTACGTTTATTGACAACAAAGTTACCAAGTGGGGGCAACAAACTCTTTCAGATGACATTCTAGAATCATCTCAAAAAACAACACAGGCTTATATGGATGCGTTGAATAAGAAGTGATTTTTAATCATGAAACTAAACCCTGCCTAGGCGGGGTTTTTTATTGCCCGGAGTTAGTATGGCTAGCAAGTCTCTTGGTACACTGACAATTGATCTTATCGCCAAAGTAGGCGGTTTTGTTTCAGGCATGGATAAGGCTGAGAGAGCATCTGAAAAGTGGGGTAAGCAAGTTCAAAAAGATGCTGCTGAATCAGGAAAAGCATTGGCTGGGATAGCTAGTGCAGCAGCGGCAGCGGCAACTGCTGTAGGAGTTGCAGGTTATCAATTGCTTAAGTCAACTTCAGAGCAGGTTGCATCAACAGATAAATGGGCAAAGTCTTTAAACATTTCAACCCAAGAGTTGTTGGCATGGCAATTTGCTGCTGAGAAAGCCGGTTTATCAGGCGATAACATGGCTGACATATTCAAAGACCTAGGTGACAAGATTGGCGATGCCGTTTTAAATAAATCAGGCGAAGCTGTCGATGCTTTAAATACACTTGGATTATCTGCTGAAAAGTTATCAAAGGTATCACCTGATAAGCAACTTCTTGCCATAGGTGATGCATTAGGAAAAATCAGCACAAACTCTGCAAAGATAAATATCCTAGAAGGAATCGGAAACGATCTTTCTAAGATGATACCACTATTTGATAATAACAATGAAAAATTAAAGCAATTTATTCAGCTTGCAAAAAATTACGGTGTTGCCCCAGACCCATCATCAATAGATGATTTGGTGAAAGTAAACGACATTTTTCAAGATATGGAAAGCCAAGTAAAAGGGCTTAAAATTGAAATAGCAACTGGGCTTGCTAAAGTTGATTTGTCACCTCTTCAAGATTCCTTAGATAAGTTAAGAACCGTTCTTACCGATCCTGCTGTTCAGCAAGGGCTGGTAGATTTAGTTAACAATACGGCACAGCTTGCTGGGTGGTTTGTTAAGGTTGCGGCATCTGCCGGTACCCTTCTAAAGTTTCAGAATAATAGAGTGTCTGTTCTTGGTGGGAATATAGATACAACAAATGCCGAACAAGTCGCAGGGCGTATAGAACATTTGCAAAACATGATTTCCAAAAGGTCAGGAAACATGTATAGCGAAGACCAATCATTTTTTGGGTGGATCACTGATGATGATGATTCAATTAAAGGACTGACAAAAGAATTAAATGGACTTCTGTCAGTACAAGAAAAACTCCGCGATAAAAATATAGTAGGTAAAAATTTACCAACAGGATCTGCAACTGTAGGCACCAATCAATTTAAGTTAGGTGCTGGCGAAACTAACGGGAAGCCAACTCCAGATGCAGGAGCAAAAAAACTAGAGTCAGCATTTAAGGCTACAGAATTAAGTTACATGCGCCAGATAGCGCTGATAGAAACTACGGGTAAAAAAACTGCTGAGGTGACCGAAGCTGAAAAACTACGGTTTGACCTCGCAAGTGGGAAATTGGTTGGTATCAATGCTGAGCAACAGAAGCGCCTTGCTCAGTTGGCTGATGAGTTGGATAAACTTCAAGCGTTAAAGAAAGCCAATGAAGAAAATCTTAAGGTGGCGGCATTCGCAGCCAATCTGAAATCTTCAAATGATAATGAACGCCAAACCTTAAATGCTGACATTATTGGCGCTGGTATGGGTGAAAAAAACCGTACCCGTATGAAAGAATTACTGGGAATACAGCAAGAGTTTATCGCTCAGCAGCAAGAGTTGCAGAAGCAATACCAGTCCGGTGACATATCACAGTCACTATACGATAAAGAAACGCAGGCCCTCCAAGATGCACTGAATGAGAGACTTGAAATACAAGAGGATTACTACAAGCGATCCGACGAGATGCGGGATGATTGGTCATCAGGTATTTCTGATGCTCTGATTGATTTTGCTGACCGTTCAAGTGATTACTATTTACAGTCAGCAGATGCGATGACATCTGTTTTGGGTTCTGCCACCGACTCTATATCTGATCATCTCTATGATGTCATCAGCGGTACAGAGTCTATGGGAGAAGCCATTAAAGGTATTTTCTCTGATCTTGGTCAGTCTGTTGTAAAGGCTCTGGTTGATATGGCTGCTCAGTGGCTTGTTTATCAGGGGGTTCAATTACTGATAAACAAGACCGCACAAGCTGCAGCAATTCCTGCAATGGTGGCTAATGCGCAAGCAACATCATTGCAAGCACAATTAGCAGCTTTTGCCTCAACAGCGGCAATCCCAATCGTTGGCCCGGCAATGGCTCCGGCAGCAATGGCAGCGGCAGCGGCAGTTACTACCCCTATGGTTGCCGCAATATCTGCTGTCGGCCTATCAGGCATGGCACACGACGGTATCGATGCGGTACCGGAAACCGGTACGTGGTTGCTTCAAAAAGGGGAGCGCGTAACGACGGCAGGTACCAGTGCAAAACTGGATGCAACCCTGGAACGTGTGAGCCGTGATGCGAATACCGGAGGTAAGGCTTCTTATGCGCCAGTGACTCATTTAACCGTAAATGGCGATCCAGATAAAAGTACGATAAGGGCAATTGAAGAGGCTGTATCTCGAGGGAATAAGCGTTTATACGGTCAGATGACTTCTGATGTTGCAACAGGAAGAGGGGATATGTCCAAAGCCCTGGGCGCTGGCTGGCAAACTAAAAGGAGGGCTGGTTAATGGCGGTCACCTCAAATATCGATTATCCACATGACTATCTGCCATTGCCTCTACAGGACGGGTACGGGCTTAAACCTATAAGCCCTTTGCTCAGAACGCCGATGGTTTCTGGTCGGGCCCGTCAGCGCCGACGCTATATATCCACGCCGACAGAGACTCCGGTATCCTGGCTCATGAATGATGTACAGGGACAGACGTTTGAAGCCTGGTATCGTGATGCTATCAGTGACGGTGCGGCTTGGTTCAACATGACGCTGCGGACTCCGATCGGGATAAAGCCTTATGTTTGTCGGTTTACGGATATTTATGAAGGTCCGGTATTGGTGGGTGGTAAATATTGGCAGTACAGCGCAACGTTAGAGCTTTGGGAGCGACCATTGCCTCCGCCAGGATGGGGTAATTTCCCCGAGTTCCTCGCAGGACAGAACATCATCGATCTTGCGCTTAATCGGGAGTGGCCAAAAGCATGACGGTATTAAATCGGCTTTATGCCTCTTCAGGCTCTGAAGTGATAATCGAAACACTCCAGATTGCTGTAGGTAACGCTACATACTGGCTGACACGAGGTTGGGATGATGTTACAGCCACATTGGAAAATGGGGTATCGGCAACGTTTACCGCATGTGGGATTGATTTATCGCTCCCTGCGAGGAACGCCGACGGTACGCAGGATCTGAAATTCGCCATCAGCAATATAGATGGAAAGGTTTCAAACACGATCCGCGACGCGTTAGGCAATCAAGAAATTGGCACGCTAACTTACCGGCATTACCTATCAACTGATCTCACTGCGCCAGCTTCACCGCCTTTCACGTTAACAATCAAATCTGGTTACTGGACTTCAATAGAGGTGCAGATAACAGCCGGTTATATGAATGTACTTGATACAGCTTGGCCACGGCGCCGATATACATTACCGGATCATCCAGGGCTGCGTTACCTCTAGTAAGGAATCTTCCATGTTTAATCCTGATAAATACCTTTCAGTCACTTGGCTGAAGGGGGGGCGCACATACCCTGAACTTGATTGCTTCGGTATCGTTAACGAAATCCGCCGAGACATTGGCATGCCAACCTGGCCAGATTTCGCCGGGGTAACGAAGGATAATGACGGGCTTGACCGATCAGCTAAAGATCTGATGAAAGAGTTAACAAAATGCCGTCCGGTTGAAGGGGCAGGAATCGTTTGTTACACGGGAAGTTTGGTTGATCACGTTGCGGTTGTGGTCAGCATTGATGGCATTCTTCACGCTGCCGAATGTAATCCCAAATCAAACGTTACCTTTCTGCCGCTAACACGGTTTGAACGCCGATTTGTGAAAGTGGAGTATTACCAGTGACGATCCGTATTTACCCATCACGACTTCCCGGCGAGCCGCTGGAAACCCATGAACACAGTGCTATGACACTGCATCAGTGGTTTGTCGATAATGTGACGGATTACAAAAATGAAATGCGTCAACCAGTAGCCGTGGAGGTTAACGGAAAATCCGTTTCTCCTGATGAATGGCCGCTATGTCACATAAGTTATGAAACTGATGTCAGGATATACCCAATCCCATATGCGACCGGTGCCGTTGTAGCTGCATGGACTGCTGTAGCGGTTGCAGTCGCTTCAGCTGCATATTCGCTGATCATGATGTCTCGAATGAATAAAGACGGCATGGGTTCTGCAAATGGTGGTGATTCGTTGGATCTGTCTCCTGCAAAAGCGAATACCGCAAAATTGGGTGATCCGATCCGAGAAGTGCTGGGTAGAGACCGTGTTTTTCCTGATTATCTTGTTCAGCCTGTTAGTCGTTTTGATAGCAACAACCCGCAGATATATCGAACAGAAATGTTTCTCTGTATCGGTGTTGGAAACTTTGCGATTAATCAATCCACTATAAAAATTGGTAATACGCCAGTGGGCAGTTTTGGCGAGGATGTAAGCTACACCATTTATCCTCCAGGGGTTGATGTTGGTGGCGATCCTCGTTCTGAAAACTGGTATGCATCGACTGAGGTTGGTGGGACCACTTCCGGCACCGCTGGGTTAGATCTGGCTTCCACAGGCCCGGACTCCGTGAGCATTACTGCAGACGCGATAAGTGTGTCAGGTAATGCACTTTCAGTTATCGGTGCCGGTAGCGATACCGGTGATTCCGTCATTCCTGATTCCTGGGTCGTTGGAACAGACCTGACCATCCAGGCTCCGGATACTTTCACTGTTGCAATTGAGGCAGGACTAAATGTTATCTACGGTGATTTTTCAGAGTTAAACCCATCGGTAGGTTTGCCGGTATCTATGACCTGGAATGGAACAAGAATTGACTTATTCATCTCAGTTTACGATCCGGGTTCACCGGCGGTACCAGGTGTTGGTGGTAATGCGGCCAGCATAACGGCATCAGCTGCGCCTACTACCTACGATTTCAGCACTACACCATTATCATTTACGTTAGCCTGGACGGGTATCAATTATGTGATATCGCTGACGGCTAACTATGTGACGATGGGGGGGCTGACTGAAGAGATAGAGGATCAACTTTCCGGGTCTGGTTTGGATGTTTCCGCTGTAGATACGAAGATAGTAATCAGGGAAAAGGAAAGCCCATTCAGTGGTAACAGCATAGGCTTTAGTGTGCTCCCTTCAGTGTTATTTGGTAATTCGCCAGTTGTCATTGCGGGTACCGCATCAACCGGCGGAACGCCAGCCGTAAGTGAACATATCGCTTTGGCTTGGGGTAGTGCGGTGGGTGACGCCTTTGTGGGGATCCCAACAGGGTCGCAGCGGCTCGCGTTGGGTCTGAAAGGTTACCGATATCGCATTACAGATATAGACGGGCAAACTATTAGCGTTGAACGTCTGACGGAGAATTCTGATGGTTCAACAACCGTTGATCCTGGTTGGCCTGGATTCACCGGGCGTACCTTGCTGGATGCTACGGTAACCGGCCTGAATGATGATTATGATTGGATGGGGCCATTCCTCTGCTGTCCTCAAAATGAGAAAACGACACAGATCGAACTCAACTTTGTTTATCCGCAGGGCCTTTGTGATGTGGGTAGCAAGGACGGCGCCATTCACTGGCATGATGTTGTGATGACACTGCAGTATCGTCTGTCAGGATCTGATGACTGGACTAGCGTTCAGATCCAGCATGGTAACAACACGGTGAACGAGGTGGGTTATACCGAAAAGGTGACGTTTCCAGCATTGGGTAATTACGAAGTCAGGATGAAGCGTGACACGCCAGTGTGGGGAGGGACAACGCGGGACTCGGTACAGTGGCAAGCTATGCGGGCCAAGTTAGCCGCACGTAAAACGAATTATCGAGATATCACTACGATCGGTTTAACCATTCGTACCGGTAACCGTCTAGCTGCACAATCCGATCGCCGCATCAATATGGTGGCAACACGGCTTTATGATGGCCATACCTCTCGCAGTGTCAGTGGCGCGTTTTATCACGTGTTGAAAGACCTGGGATACACGGACAGCCAGATCGATTATGCAGCCATTAATTCTCTTGAAAATACGTATTGGACGCCACGCGGCGAAACCTTCGATTGGTCTGCCGGCAGCGATAACACCTCTGCTCTTGAGGTATTGCAAAGGATAGCTAATGCGGGGATGGGATATTTCCTGCTAAGTGATGGTTTAGCATCTGCCGGTAGAGAGGGTATCAAAAACTGGTCAGGTGTTATCAGTCCGCAGGAGCAAACAGAAGAGCTCCAAACCGGCTTTAAAGCGTTGTCACAAGATGACTATGATGGGGTCGATGTTACCTACATTAACGCCACCACGTGGGCGGAGGAAACCATTCAGTGTCGTTTAAGCGATAACACAACACCTGTGAAGGTGGAGGATTACACGCTAGATGGAGTGCAAGATCCTGATAGGGCTTACCGTATCGGCATGCGGCGCCTGATGAAGTATACCCATCAGCGGTTAACGCATTCGACGAGCACTGAAATGGATGCTCTATGTTACAACTTTGGCGATCGCATCGTTCTGACCGATGACATACCTGGCAGCAAAACGATCAGTTGTCTGGTGGTAGGTGAACAGCACGACGCCAGTACAGTACGTATCCAGGTTAGTGAGCCTCTCGACTGGTCATTTGAAAACCCGCGCTGTCTGCTTCGTTTTCAGGATGGATCTGCATCAGTGCTGCTGGTTCCAGAACGTATTGATGATTACACATTTTCAGTGGCCAACACGGCTGATGTTCGGCTAGATGAATGGATCATGAATGACCCAGCAGTAGAACCACCAAGGGTTGTTTTTTGCTCGTCAAACCGTGTTGGATATGACGCAATCATAGATGTCATTGACCCCGGCGATGATGGAACATGCCAAGTGAAAGCCCTGCAGTACACCCCTTTGCTTTATCAATACGATGATGCCAATTATCCCGGCAATATTTTTTAATTAAATTTCGTACAAAAATAACCCGCTTCGGCGGGTTTTCTCATTTATGAGGCCAAGATGACTACTTACAACACCAGAAACCCATTGGGTTCTACAGATCCTCGTGACCTTTATGATAACGCAGAGAACTATGATATCGCTTTAAATGGTAAATCAAATACATGGACAGATAGGTTTGGGATTGAAAGGTATACATGGGAAGGTGCACTGGCAAATATTGAACCACTTGGACATCCTTGGACAGAGGCAGAGGCCAGTGCTGCAATAGCCTCTGGAGAGATACCCAATAACGCCTTCTATTTTGTGTGGTCAGACAACAAAAACAGCGTTGCTGACGTATGGCAGAACGTGAATGGCGTCGCCACCAGAACAAATAAGAGCTACCCCTCAAGTGAATTTGTTTTTGAATTACAGAAGCAAGTTGACTTCATTTTTGACAGTAACGCACAGAACGTAACTGGTTTCCCGGGGATAGCTGAAATGGCGACAGACAAAAACGGCAATGTAACCTATCAGCGTCTCGATGATGGCACCTCACAGTTTCCTGCTGTAATGATTGGTAGCAGTATTGAACAGGTTCAAAAGTCAGACGGTTCTGTATTTCAATCCAGAGCATCTGGAGATTCTATTCTTTCGTTATCAGAGGATGGTAGCGTTGGGATGCTTAAATATATCACTTTCTTTTCTAATTATTATCCGGATTACGCTGAAGTTCATGCCGACAAGAACGGTGAGATATTCAAGATTGTAAAAAGAAATGGCGAGATAATTGATTTAAGGAGCGGAGACGGAACTCAAAGCGAACCTGTTATTTCGTCTGATGGTGGACTGGCAATTGAGGTAAACGGTGTAATTAAATTTATTCACACTAACGGGAATAACGTCGCCTTGACTGTTGATGCGGGTAATAATACACCGGTCACATTTAAAGCAGTGAATGGTGAATACTTCGTTAAGTTTGCATCGCAAGAGGGTGGGAGCGGAGATTTTAAAATCCATCGAGTAGCAGCTGCAGTCTCATCTCGAATTCGACAAGGCAATGGCGAACTGATCCACATCATTATTGTTGGACAATCCCTTGCCGTAGGTGCCGCCTCGATTACTCAACCGGCAGTAACGACAACGTCAAGATACCCATATGGCGCAGTAACTTTCAACGGTGGACCCAAGTATGACAGCGCCCACACAGAGCAGTCTGTGTCGTTAGCTGACTTACAATATCTGGTCCCTATGGCTGAGAACATCGGCAAAGTAGGTGGTCAGGAGTCTGATTGCGGTGGACTTGCAGAACGACTCTGCGAGAAATCAGGAATTACCTGCATGGTTACGGCAACTGGAGCCTCAGGGACCACGTTAGCCAATATCTCGAAAGGAACAGCTTCGTTTATTGCGACGCAGTTGGTGATGCAGCGTGCCTTTGAAACTGCTACAGGTCTGGGAATGAAGTACCGACCACACCTGCTGTTTATTCATGGTAATGCTGATGCTGTGAACAATACCAGTGCGGATACATACAAAAGCCTGATGATGAGCCTGCGCCAGGATTATGAAAGTTATTTGGCTGATTTAACGAATGATTATGATTTTTCTCTGAAAATGTTCGTGCAGCAATTCAGCAACGCCACTGTGCAGGCTGGTGCTGCTAGGGCTGATGTCAATCTCATAATCGGTAATGCCCAGTATGAAATCTGCCGAGATAACGATGACTTCATTCTGACCGGCACGCAGTATGTGCGTCCATATGTCGATAAAGACCACTTGTCTAATTATGGTTATCGGACTGATGGAGAAATCGCCGGAGTGGCTATTTCCAGTTACGTGAATTCGGGCAGTAAACTGGCACTTCGCCCAGATGACGCAAATATCACCCAAACCTCAAGTGAGGTGGTTATCCCCTTGCTAGGAGGTGTAGGGAATGCCGTTGCTGATACTGTTCGCGTAGCCGATCCGGGTAATTATGGTTTCCGCCTGGTTGGTGCAACGATAACCGGTGTCACGGTAACAGCAGGGAATGTTATTCGCATTGCCAAAACAGGAACTGCAACCGCAGTGAACTATGCCTATGTCGGCAACAGGGCAAACATGCCAGGTGCCACGACTGGCAGCAGAGGATGCATTAGGGATTCTGCTACTGATGTTTCCCTGGTTTCAGGACTCCCGCTTTATAACGACCTTATCGCTTTCAACAAATCTCTCTGAGGCCCCAATGACAACTACACGCGTTTATATCGACAGCACAGTTACTGCCAGCCGCTCCCTGGGGCAGATAGCTTTTCCGATTACCTCGTTACCAGATTTAGTTCCTGGCATGATCCTTCAGTTTGACGTCGATGCAACCACATCCTCATTAACCCGTAACCGCGTCGGTTCAACTATGACAGCAGTTGGTGTGCCGGTTATTGATAATTACGAAGTATCACTCAACGAAACAAATTACATCGATACCGGCATCAGCATTGCACAATACGCTAACAGCGACATGACGTTTATCGGGATCACGAAGAACCCAGGCGGAAAATTCAACGTCGTTGGAGTGATGCAGGTCGCTGCACCGATGCGTTCCCGTTGCCACGAATACGAGGCTACGAAGAAAGTTGGCGGGCGTTGGCTGAACTCGGCAGGATCAGCGTGGTTCTCTGTACTCGATACAGCACCCACCGAGGTTTTGGCGTTGGATAGCATTTTTGCGGTTTCAAGAACTGTAGTGAATGATGGCACGGGCAGGGTGGGAATTCACGCCGACATCCCTGTTACGGGGGCGCATGCCCTTGTAACTAACGGGACCGCTCCATCTCCGAGTATTGTTGGTAATATCTTGATTGGAGCCAGCCTGGACCATGGAACAACTGTGACAGGTAAGGTAATGGCCGTACTTGCATTTAGCCGAGCGATCACTGATGCGGAAATGACAACAATTTATCGCGCATACAAGAGTTTTTATGCTGGAGTAGGAAAGGCTATCTAATTTTTTTTCTTATTCCACCAATCCCATTCTGCTTGCAACCAAATAGCCAGCATAACGAGGCTGGCTATGAACATATTGTCAGGCCATTTTGTTGTTCCTGTGAGAATTGAAATAGCAGACATCAGCGCGGCGAGGCGCACCAGAGTTTTGACAAACATTTTTACGTCCATGCAATGCAGGTGCGCATATGGTGAGCGTATAAGGAGATGGGTTCAAATTGGTTTTATAGATCAATCAAGGTCTATCGATCGTTGAAAACGATCGCAATTCAAATTATTTACCTGCGTTCTTATAAACAAATTTAAAGGGAAGAAAACTGTGCGGACTGTCTATAGAATGAGCTGATAAAGACGCCTTTCTAGATGACTGGTATTAATGACACTGCCGGGGTATAACCCGGCTATTTCTTCGCAAGGTCAGTTATTTCGAAAGCAAGCGCAGCGTCTAACGCCAAGTCCTCTGTAGAGTAAGGTGTTTCTGAAACCAATTTCCAGCCTCGGTTGTGATAAGTGTACAGCCAGCCCTGACCTTCTTCATCTTCTCTAATCGCCAGCATGATCGCGCTGTTCTGATCAGGCGCTGGGAAACGTTCATTTTCTGTTAGAAAGAAGATTTGTTTAGCGCCTATTCTGAAACTAGCCATCACTTTTTCTTTGCCTCCTGTAACGCCGCAAATTTTTCATGTAGCGACTTCGGATAAAGCTCTGTATAGACCTGCCAAAGAGTATTAAGATTTTTATGGCCGGTTACCTGGGCTACTTCTTCAATGCTAAAACCTGCCTCAAAAAGCCTGCTGGCTCCCTCTCTTTTAAGATCGTGATACCGTAAATCTTCAATCCCAACCTTATCTTTTATCTGTACAAAAGCTGCGCTAATTGATTTTTCATTAAAGGGGAAAATTAGCTTAGAAGTTTTCTTCTGGCGCATGACTATGTCCCAAGCTTCCCCCAAGAGGGGTACACTCATATGATTACCTATCTTCTTTCTCGGATCCTTCCTATCCCTTACCAATACTGACTTTTGAATATAGTCAACATCATCCCATTCTATACGGCAAACTTCGCCAATACGCATACAAGAAAGTATGGAAAAGTTAAAAATGTCCACAAAGGGAATTCTTGCGCGGGGATGCCCCTGCCTTTTTAGGAGTGCTTCAGTTAGAATTTCGATCTCAGTCTTGTCTGGTCTGCGTGAGCGTCTATTGGATTTTGAAATTAACCCCATGTTAGACAGTAGGGGTCTTGCCTCGTCGATCGGGTTGGCTGTGTAGTCAATGCCGTATATAGGCTTAGCAGCCTTTAATACGGTGCCAAGGTAACTCAAGTCATGGGAAACCGTTGACGGTGAGGTGCCGGTGGCAACGCGACGCCGACAATGCTCAATGATGTCGTTCGCTTGTAACTTTGAAAGAGTCGAAACGCTCAGTTCTGCCGTAAGCAATTTTGTAAGAGTGGATGTTTTATCCTTACCAGCCTTGCCGCCGGTTTTTGGATCCTCGATGTATTTTTGAATGAGTTCAGCAACGGTGATCCTGTCAGCATCACTGGCATTAGGGATGCCATTCTTTTCCAACTCAGCTACACGATTAATCCCCCATGTCTTGGCATGTGCCTGTTTAGTGAAGGTTCTGTTTTCACGAAACACATAGCGGCCTTTTTCACGCACACCGACTGTGCATCTATACCTGGTAGTGCCATCTGCCTTGGTTCTTTTCTCGATACTGTAATAGGCCAT